TTCCGTCGATGCGTATCCTGATACCGTTCCCCACCCCGGAGGCTCCGCTCATGCTCTGCGTCATCGTTGCCAGCCCTTTCGCCGGTCCCAACATCTCGATCCGCAGGCGGAACGTCGAGTACGCAAAGAACGCGATGGAGGATAGCTTTGCCAGGGGTGAGGCCCCGCTGGTGTCGCACCTCTTGTACCCGCAGGTCCTCGATGACATGGATGAGGTGGACCGGAACCTAGCGATCGCCGCGGCCTCGGCCTGGATGGTCAAGGCGGATTTGCTAGCAGTCTACGCCAACCTCGGGATCTCCCCGGGCATGAAGGCAGAGATTGAACTCGCCACCCTCCTCGGCGTGGTTATCGACCACAGGAGCATCTAACAGATGCTCATTAAAACCCACGAGCTGAAGCCCGACGACCGCCTACCGCAGAACGACCAAGTCTACAACGGCCTGGACTGCATGGTAACTCTCGAGGTCTTCTATGCCCTGCAAACGCTCTTCAACCAAGAGCCCGAGGTCTATGGGTTCGAACGTGCACTCCAGGGACCTGCCCTGGAAATGTCCATGCGCGGCTTCCGCATTGACGAGACCGAGAGGCAAATCGGAGCCCAGGCCCTCCGCACCAAGCTCAAGCACCTTACGATGGTGCTCGATCGCTTGGCCTTTGCGGTCTGGGGGAAAGGACTGAACCCTCGCAGTCCCAAGCAGCTAATCGACTTCTTCTACGGGGAGATGAAGCTGCCGGAGCACTGGAGCAGCAAGAAGGGCATCCGCCGCCTCTCCACCGATCGGGAGACCTTGGAAAAGCTCTCCATCTACTTCCACGCCCTCCCGATCATCAACACCATCCTCGCCATCCGGGACTACGCCAAGCAGCTGGAGGTGTTGGAAACCGAGATAGACGGGGACGGCCGCTTCCGAACCTCCTTCAACATCGCTGGAACTGAAACCTGGCGTTGGTCCTCCAGCGGGAGCAGCACCGGCACAGGCCGTAACATCCAGAACATTGCCCCCGAACTCCGGAAAATGTTCGTAGCGGACCCGGGCTACGTCCTGGTCGGCATTGACCTGGAGCAGGCGGAAAGCCGCGAGGTTGGTTGGCTCTGCGGCACGATCTTTGGGGACTGGACATATCTGGACGCCTGCTATTCGGGGGACCTTCATGTCACGACCACCAAACTCATCTGGCCCGAACTCCCCTGGACCGGAGACCCCAAGCTCGATCGTGCGATTGCCGACGAGAAGTTCTACCGAGAGTTTTCTTACCGGGATCTGGCTAAGCGTGGTGGCCATGGTAGTAATTACATGGGCACTCCTTGGACCATGGCACGGCACCTCAAGGTCGTCCTCCGTATCATGGAGAACTTCCAGCGCGCGTACTTCGGCGCGTATCCTGCAATTCCCAAGTGGCACCAGTGGGTTGCAACCCAAATCCAAACCACCCACCAACTCACCACTCCCTGGGACGTCACCAGGACCTTCTTCGGTCGTCCCAATGACGACACGACCCTCCGCGAAGCTATTGCATTTTCCCCCCAGAGTTCAACCGCCATGCGAATGAACCTGGGGCTGTACAAGGTGTGGAAGCACTTCGGGAACGCGATCCAGCTCCTGGCCCAAGTCCATGATGCGATCTACTTCCAGGTCCCCGTCACCGCCGACCTCCCCGAGGTCTGCAAGACCACCCTGGGACTGATCGACATCCGGCACGAGTACCAGGGCCATCAGCTGATCGTCCCCGGCGAGTGCAAGACTGGGTACAACTGGGCCAGCTATGACCCAAAGACCAACCCAAATGGACTGAAAAAGGGTACTGCTCTGCGCCCCCGACTTGAGGGCCTTGATCGGGTGTTCTGACGCAACTGCGCTGCAACTGCGCTGGGAGGACCCGCATGGGTGACTGGATTTCAGAGTGGATGCACTCCACCGACAACCTACCAAGTCCCGAGGTCTTCCGCCTTTGGTGTGGGATCTCGGCCGTGGCGGGAGCGCTTGAGCATAGGGTACGAGCCCGTACTACCCAAGGGGAGATCTTTCCGAACCTCTATTTGATGCTGGTGGCGCCTCCGGGCGTGGGGAAGTCCAAGGCGATGGAACCCCTGCGCCGCCTGTGGGTTGGCACAAAGCACGTCAAGGTCGCGCCCAACAGCGTCACCAAGGCCGCACTCCTCGACGTGCTGGAAGAGTCCCACTTCATCTCCCACATCAGCGAGACCGAGATTATCGAGTACAACGCGCTGAGTGTGGCGTCGAGCGAACTCGGGGTTCTCATCCCCTCGCATGATTTGGAGTTCCTGTCAGTCCTGACCGATATCTATGACTGCCCAGATATCTTCGCGGAACGCCGGCGCACCAGCAAAAGCGTGGAGATCGTCCGGCCGCAACTCAACATCATCGCAGGCACTCAGCCCGGCTTCCTTTCCACCTGGATACCCGAAGAGGCCTGGACCCAGGGTTTCATGTCCAGGGTCATCATGGTGTACTCCGCAGTGAAGCCCCACATGGATCTCTTCGCCGAGGTCAAGGAGCGATCGCTCGACCATCTACTGGTCGGGCTCAAAGCCATGGTCGATGCTCATGGGATTGTGGAGTGGGAGCTGGAAACCCAGGACGAACTGGTGAGGTGGTACGAAGGGGGGCTGGAACCCATTCCTATCCACCCGAAGCTCACCAACTACTGCGTCCGGAGGCTCGTCAATCTCATCAAGCTCTGCATCATCGCCTCGGTGAGTCGGGTCTCCGGAGTCGGCCCGTTCGTCATCACCCTGGAAGACCTCAACCGCGCCCGAACTTGGCTCCTCTCGGCCGAGATGACCATGCCCATTATCTTCCAGGACATGAAGCGCAAGTCCGACGACGAACTCATCCGGGAACTCCACATCTACGCTATGGCAGAGTGGAACCGCACCAAGTCCCTGGTCCCCGGCTTCAAACTGGGGGCATTCCTCCAGGACAAAGCCCCGTCCATGGTCATCCCCCGCATCATCGAGCAAGCCACCCGCGCCCAATGGATCGTCCAGCAGCCCGGCACTGACCTTTACATGCCTCGGGCAATGGACCGGAGCTGGAGAGACTAAAAGGGGGCAGAGCGTTTGATGGCTCTGCCCCCAGGTGTTTGTGGGCTTATGATTGTGGTAGGTGGCCCCAGTGTTACGCCGCAGGCGCAACCGGTGGAACCGGGGTGTTGGCCGTCACCGCTGCCTGCAGAGCCGCCGTCTGCTGAGTGATCGCATCGATCGCCGCCTGGAGTGCGGTCGGATCAGGAGCCGCCTCAGCCGCCTTCACCGCCGCCGTCAGCGTCCCCAACAGCGTAATTGCCTCCTGCTGCACCGTTGCCGCAGCCGCCACCGCATTCGCCACGTCCTGAACTGTCGCCATGATCTGCTTCTCCGTCGATAAAATCTCTTCCAGTAGCTCAATCACCCGATCAAGCCGATGAGCTTCACCCAAGATCAGTTCCACATCCGCACCTCCTACATAGGCACATTGAACACCGGCAAGTGCAGCGCACCCATCAACTTCAAGTGCACCCCATTCGCCAGCACCAGCACCAGCACCGACCCCACGCCGCCTGCCAGGACCCCGATAACGCTGCTCCAGATTTTCGCCTGGACTTCAATCATCGAGATGCGGATCTTCATCTCGTTGATTGCCTCCCTAGTCTCCAGCGACATGCTGTTTGTCTTCTCCCTCGCGGCGTCGTTGTATTTGTCAATACGCACGCTCAACTCCTTGATGCTCATATCCAAAGAGGCGAGTTGAGCACTGATGAGTCTTCGGCTTTCCAGCCAGCTTGTTACTTCTTCCATTTCAGCCATTGCCCGCTCCCTCGGATAATCAGTGTCCTTTCGTAGTCCCCTGAACCTTATCGTATGATCGCATTGCTCCTAGTCCCAGCAACCCAAGCAATACCGTGGTGAGTTGACTGGTATCCAGTGTCGGCAGCTGCGGCACCGTCCCCCCAAGGTTCACCACAACCAAGTTCGCAATCCACCCAAGGAAGGGCTGGAAAACAAACTGGTATGCGAAAGCACCCCCACAGCACCACCCAACGAAGGGCCGCCACCCAGCCACAAACACGCTGTTGCTTGCAGCCTCCACCTTATTGATGTCGGTCTGCGCCGCCGCCGCTTGCACCATCGCATCGAGTTGCGCTTGGGCTGCCGCCGCCTGGGCCTTGGCCTTCTCCACTGGATCGGGGATGTAGTCCAGAACCTTTTCCACAACGGGAGCAATCATTGGGATCAACGCTAGAATGCCCATCTCACGCTCCATACGCCATGGCAATGGCTGAATTCACAAGTTCGTCCGAGTACCACTCCGTCCGTCCGTACTTGGTCGGATCACCGTTCTCGAACCGGACGATAGCGTCCACAAACGGCTTGACCGTGGAGCTGTCCAGGGTGATCTCCACATCAGGCCCCACCCCAAGCGCCTTGCAGATAAACCCTACGTACTCGTCCGTTGGGTTGTCGTCACTGGGAGGTGCCCAGCGTCCAATGAGGGCGCTGACGGAGTGGAGGTGGTAGCGGGTGTAGTAGGTGTTGAGAATGCGGACAATCGCCCGCAGGCCGTACACCGGATCGCTGAACACCAGATATCCGTTCTGGCCTCCATCGTCGCCAGTGGCTCCCTGCCACGGTGCTCCCGGTCGGATATTCCCTGGGTTATCGTTTCGTATTCCACGAGGTAGATCCATAGCAACTCTCCCAAACCGCCGTAAAATTACGGATTGACATTTGAGTCCAATTGTGCGATCATCATTCCCCGAGTTCAACTCTTCCCAGGTCCCCCCACCATGAGTCTCGCCCTGCCCATCGTCCTTGTCGTTGTGTTTGGAGCATGGGGCTGCCATTGCCTCGGCACCCTCATCCGCTTCGTGGCCTTTATGGCTGCGCTGCTACTCGTAATCGCGGGGCTTTGGATAGCTCCGCTTTCCGATGATGCCAAAGACCTTTTGCTCCTCGGCACCATCGGCCTTTACCTTATGGTTGGAAAGTGCTACGAACTTTCGGCTCGTCGTAAAGTTCAGCAGCGGCTCCAGGAGCTACCGCACCGAGGGCATCGATAGCATTGCCCCGGCCCAAGGACTTTTGAATAAGCTGGTTCGCCACCCAGGGGCTGCTTTGCAGCTCCCGCCGGACCACGTTCCCCACGCTTTGTGCCGTCTGCACACCCAGCGACGTCAGTATCGCCTCATGGGGATCGCTGTGGGCCAGGAAGTCCAACCCACCAGCCACCAACGGCGGCCGTATGTGATCCATCAGGGAGGAGGACTTCATCCCCCCGCTGGCGTTGGGCGCAGGCAAATACCGCCCGATCTGCGCCAAATCGCTGAGATCCCCATAGTTCCTGCCGGGCTTGAGCGCCGCTTGCAACCCCTGTGGGTTGATGACTCCGGTCGGACCAGCCGCCACCGCAGGCTTCTGCAACGCAAGTCCCGCTTGGTACTGCTGCCGGAGTTGCGACCACTTCCCAGCGTCCGCACCCGCATTCGCTTCGAACTGCTCCCGCAACGCATCAAGGATCTGGGACGAGACATACGACGTGCCGGAGACCTTACTCCGTGCGTCCTTCGCCAGGGCCGATCGGGAGTCTGCCAGGGCCTGCAGCGTGGGACCGTCGATCTCCCCAGTGGCGGGGTCGATTGCTCCGTTGATCCGCTGGAAGAGAGACTTGATGCGAGACCGCTCAGCGGTGTCCGTCGTCGAAACCACCTTCCCACCCGGCCCGAGCGTGACGCTGGGCTGGAAGTCATTCATCGCATCGGAGTAAATCCCTCCGAGTTTCTGCACAAACGGTGGATCGGCCACGAGGCTATGCTGCCCCATGAGCGTGTCCATGTCCTGCCCCACCCGATTGAGATGAGCGCTGACCGTATCAGGGGTAATAACGTTGTCCTTCATCCCCACCGCGTCAGTCACCTTCTTGGTGAAGTCCTTGATCTGTTCCACACTCCCGCCTGTCGCACCCTCGGTGGATAGTTGCGAGGGCAAGAGTTGGATGCCGAACTTGTTCTTGGCGTACTGGGCCATGTTCGCGACAGCCGGGTCAACCACAGGCAACAGGTAGTTGCTCAGTGCCCCTGCGCCAGCGCCCACCGCACCACCAAGCCCAGCCCCCATCGCGGCCTGCTTCCACACGGGCTCGTCCGAGGTGGAGGAGGTCAACGCCGCAGCGCCGGCACCCTGGATTGCACCCGTTACACCAGCTCCCAACACGCCTGAACCGACCTTGGGAACTGCCCCAAGAAACGGCGCTGTTGCCAGTACCTGCCCGCCAAACCGACCCCACTGCCCGGAGTCACTCTTCCCCTCAGGCGAGACTTCGAACGCCGCGGTCGCAGCTTTGTCCCGAGCCACCTGGGGAGTGGGGTCCAGACCGTCGGCAACGTCCAGGGCCTTGAGCGCAGGCACCTTATTGTCCACCCAGTCGGAGAACTTCGTGAGCGTGTTGCCGACGTCCCTGATGCCCTGCTTGCCACCAGCCCACAGAGACCCCAGCATGGTTGGTGCCGCCGCTTGCGCAGGTGCCCCCATCGGAGCGGGGATCGAGGGAGCAAACACCTTGGACTCAAACGGATCAGGCACAGGTGCAGGCGTAGCGGCAGCGGAAGAGGTATCCCCTCCGTTCCCACTTCCAAACACCCTGTCCTCGAAAGCATCAGCCATTGCCGTTACTCCCCAATCACGCCGGTAGTGACCCCCAGCTCATGACTGGCCTGGAACTGACTCTTCTGCGTCGGGGAGAGCCCCTTGTAGTACTCATGCGCGTTCTTGTTGTCCAAGTCAGTCGCGAACGCATGAGGATCGACCTTGGGAGCATGTTGCGCCATCCAAGCGTTGTACTGCGCCCCAGCCGTGTTCTGATCCGGGTTCTCCCGCATAAACTGCTGCGTGAGCGCCTGGTTCATTCTCGCCATCGCGATCTGCGCCCCGAGCACAGTCTTTGCCGCCGCCGGGCTGATATCCACAGTCGGATTGGCCGCTTCGCGAGTGTTCAACTCCTCCACGCTCTTGTTCTTGTTCTGGATGATGAGGCCCTGGAGGTACTTGTTCGCCTCTTCACGATTGGTGATCTGGGGCTCGGTCATGATAAAGGGGATCAGGTCCGCAATCATCGGAGGCGTCAGGCTGCGGATAACTGCCGAAGCCCGATAGAGGGGCTCAGACCCACGGCCGGTACTGGGGGTGTCGCTGGAGAGGGCCTTGTAAGCCTGCTCCATCGGGAAGACATTCTGCTTGTAAGTGCGCGTGTCCTGGAGCGCACTGTTGTACGCAGTGGTGGACGCGTTGATGGCCTGCTCAGCGCCAGGAGGCAGACCAATGACCTGCGAGTTCCCACCGGGCCTGACCGCTGCAGCCGGGGCCGCTGGCGCCGCTTGTGCAACCGGAGCCCCACCTTGCGCCGCCGGAGGCGCTCCCGGCGAACCCTGCCATGCGCTGAAGTCCAGCGGCTTCCCCTGCCATCCCGGTGCCAAGCGGCCGTTCAAATTCGACTGGATCTTGGTCAACAACTGCGCCCCGGTCACGCCCTGGAGCCCGTTGGCCTTAACCGCCTCGCTGCTCAAGAACTCGCTCACCGGCAAGTTGGGGTTCCTAAGAATGCTCTCCGCCCCCGTCGGACCCGCGAGGTGGGCAAGCGAGACCACGTCTGCAGTGGGCCGAAATCCCGCCTGCGCCAGCGTCGCAGCGTTCTTCGAGGCGTAGTCCTGAGCCACCTCGGAAGACCACTTCGGATCGTAGCGCAGACTGGCGATCTGCGTATCACTCATCCCCTGGACATTGGTGGGGTAGTCCTTTTTCATCCTATCGACAAAAGTCGACTCGTTGAACTGATGCACACCAGCGGCGGTGGAGTTGGGGTTCTTGGCGTGGGCCTGCATCCCACTCTCAATATCCCCCTGAGCGTTGGCCCAGTCCTTGCTGGAGACCGTGTTCGGAGTGGCCGTGGGTGCGGTGCCTGCCCCTCCGGGAGCTTCCGTGGTCATGCCCGGAGGCGGTGCGCCGTTGCCCGTGTAAACCATCCCAGGCGACCCAACCAGCGTCGAGGGCACACCGGGCTGTTGTGCCAACGGCAGAGTGGTAGGAGCACCCACCGAGTTCGGGGCACCAGGACCACGCTGGAGTTGGGCCTCCGGCGAGGCCTGGTTGGGAACATAACTGGAGGGACCGGAAAGCAGCTGCCCACTCAGCGGATCGCGAGTCGCACCGTAAAGCTGATTTGCTCCGGTGTTGATATCAACGGCCTGAGGCGTCCCATACTTCGCCCGAGTGTTGGGGTCCATCATAGCCGCATTGGTCATGGCCTTGACGCCATTCCAAGCCTTGGCATCCTTCGTGGCATCCCCGGTGGGCTGCGGCAGGTTTCCAGCCATGGCCAAGGCCATGCGGTTGGTGACAGGATCGCCCAGCAATCCCGCCGCCTGCGTCAAAGCCGCTCGCGCATCATCCGGCGTCGAGTCCGACTTCATAATCGTCGAAGCCAGCGCGTTCCGGAGGAAGTTCGCCTTGTCCTGCTGCATTTGCAGGTTGGTCGCAGCGATGGATGCCTGCCCCCGCTGGATCTCAGTCGCCTCAAGCGCCTGCTTCATCACATCGGGGATATACTGAGGAGCAAGAGGGAGACTCACCGACATATCAAATCTCCATTAATACGGGTTAGCACCCATGCCAATTCCAGCCAAAGCGTCGATCGCGGAGCCACCACTGGAAGGCGCGGTGGCCGGACCGAAGAGTGCGTTGTAACCGGAGCTAATCGCGTTGCCGAGGAACCCGCCGCCGGAGAGCGAGCTACCCGCCCCATTCGGGCTCATAGCCGCGCCCATCAGCCCCGCCGCTCCCGTAACGCCACCTGCGAAGGAGTTTGCTCCCATCGCATTATACGCACCGCTCAGCCCCGCGCCCTGCATACCCCAGCCGCCCATCGTGGACCCTGCGCCGACTTCCTGGTTGCCCTGCTGCAGCGCGCCCTGGAGTCCCGTCGTGGCCATACCGGTGAGCATGTTGTAGCCCTGGAGGTTCTGGGCCATGTAGTTCTGGAGCTGCTGGTTGTAGGTCTGGTCAGCAAGCCCAGTGGCGTACTGGTCCCCGGCCTGGATCGCCGCACCGCTCACCCCCAGTCCCCTGGCCGTCTGGCTATTCTGCGTGGCCTTGAGACCCTGGTTGAGAGTGAACTGGTAGCCGGGTGTCTGGGTCAAGTCCCCCGGTGTGAAGGGCTTGATGTAACTCTGGAGGTTCTGGGCGAGCGGCGCCAGAGCCTTGTTGAAGGTGCCGATATACGGGTTGGTGTTCGAGTTCGCTAGGTCGAGTTGGCTCTGCAGCTCCTTCGTCCAAGTCCCGACCGCGTTGTTGGCGATGCCCTGCGAACCGCTAGAGCCTCCGCCCGCAAGCGCTCCGCCAACGATGCTGCCAACAGCGCCGATTGCTGCACCCCAGGGCATCACACGTCTCCTATGATCTGGTGTTCTTCCAGGACCTCAACGACAGGCCCGTGAGTCAGGTTATGGATGCAATAAAGCACAGTGTTGTCTTCGAGGGTCTTGAACAGGTGCTTGGTGCCTTTGGCGATGAGCACCGGGTGCGGGGCTGCGAACGTTCCGATGGACTCTCCATCCACCCAGATCTCGACACTCCCAGCCGCTACCAGCGTGGTGTGGTCGTACTTATGGGAGTGCTGCGGTAGCAACGTCCCAGCGTACTTGACCGACATCTGCTTGATGAAGACCTCATCAGCAGTCCGGAAGTCCACCTCAACCGTGGCGTCAGAGGGAAGTTTCACGTACTCTATCATCATTCCACTCGCATACAAACGATCAGGGTGATCCGGTCGACAGCCCCAGCGTTGTGCACTGAGTGAACCTTAAGGTTGTCAAAGTACCAAGCCTCACCAGCCCGCATGTTCACCTGCTCGTCTTCGCAGCAGTTCACACAATGCTCATTGCTCTGGATCGGCACATAGACCTTGACGTTGAGGTTCTCGGCGTGCCAAGTCCCCTTATCGTCATGGGGGAGAATTTCACCCCCTGGCGGTATCCGAGTGATGAGCACCCCACCCAGGAACGTCGCTCCCACATGCTGCATCAACCCAAACACCAGCGGGCGCAACGCCGGCAGAATATGCCACGCTTCCAGCCACCCGGGGAAAAATGGCTGCGCTCCACGCTCACCCTCTTTCCACCTCACCCAGATATCATCCATGGCGCTGTGGGGAGAGCCCTCCGCATCCTTACGCGCACGGTGGGCGTTCCAGAGTTGTGGGTTCAACATCAGCTGGAACCGCAGGGGCTCCACGTTAATGCCTGAAAGCAACTGATGGAAGTTACGCATTACCGAGTTCTCCTCAGCGGAAGGGTAACACCGTCCCGCCAGCAATCAACCCACCACGACACACGCCCCACCCAAGCTGTGGTCCCAGATCCCCTTAAGCGCCAATCAGCCCGTGAGTGGTGAGGTCAACCTCCAACGCCGCCAAGCGCGTGCTCAGCACTTGGATCTGGGTGACAAGGGCCTGGACTTCAGCCTGGGTAGGAGGGTTGGAGATGGACTGAGTCCACGAGGCGTTGAAGGTGCCACGAGAAGGGCTGCCGGTGGGAGCGGTCCAACCGGTCTGCCGTGCTCCCACCACCTTGTTCGCACCCACATCTACCTCGGTTACGAGGATGGCAGTGCTGGGCTGGAGGAAATCCCCCGTGTTGTTGAGGGCTGCGCTGCCCAGACCCAGGTTCGCCCGAGCCGTGCTGGGGCTCGGGATGTCGTCCAGGTTCTTCGCCCGCAGCAACGCGAGGGAACTTGCCGCGAGGGCCGCATCCGCACTGGCCTGGGCTGCCGCTGCCGCAGCCTTTGCCGCTGCCGCCGAGTCAACCGCGCTTTGCGTAACCACCCCCAGCGACTGCCCAGTGCGTATCCACAGCGCCCGCATGAGAGCATACCACCCGCTGGTGATTTTACCGTCGCTGAGAGCAACAAGCGGCGAGTCCGCACTGGGAAGCCCCTGGAGGGCAGCACTGGAAACTGGATTGGCCATGGGGGACTCCTAGGTCTTCGAGGGTGTGATATCGATCCAGGCCCCCTGGAGAGCGGTAGGACCTGCATTCCAACTCAGCTCATACACCCGATCCCTGGCCATACCCAGGCGACGCCACTGGATCGATGTGTAGTAGTTGCCGTTGTCCCCCATCGTCTGTGGAACGTACGGACCCCAGGTAGCACCTCTGGTGTCACTCCAGCGCAATTGCACATTCTGACCGCTTGGAGCATCGCCAACCTGCAAGTCCGCCACAAAGCGGTTGTGGACAAGGCGGTGGGCCTCGTCGAGCAGATGAGGAAACGAGCGGAGGAACTTCATCGGCCCGCCGAAGTCCGTCTGCACCGTAGGGTCAAGCGCGTAGAGGTTCGCGTTCTCCCAGTCCCCCACCACGACCTTGCCGTAAGCGAACGCGCAGCAGTTCATCCGATGCCGATGCTCCACCCCGTTGCCATCCAACCAGCATCGCTCGTGCCAAAACCCAGTGGTCGCGTCGTAAACCCAGGTCTTGTCCGCAGTCGGGAAGGTCAACACATAGAACCCATGGCCTTCCTGCTGGTAAAACATCCCAATCGCATCGGAGATGGTGGAGTACCCGCTGATAGCGGTTTCGATGGCGTGGGTGCTGATGCGGGAGGCAGTGAAGTTCGCTCCGGTGCCTTCCAGCACCATAGCAGTGCCATTGAGGTTCTGGCTGAGCCAGAAAACCGACTCACCACCCTTGGCCACCGAGTATTTCGCTGCACACCCATGGTTCAGGAAGTTCCCTTGCACCCGCTCGAACGGGAACGTGCCACCCGACTGCCCACCCGAGTTAAAGAAGAACTCCGTGGTGTATCTGCCGAAGAGCCAGATGAACGAATGGATGACCGAGAGCGTTACAATGCTGTCCGCGTAGGTCTCCTTGCCGGCGAAGTCCAACGCCCCGAATGTGGTGGCCTCGCTCCCAGAGCAGTAAAACAATGGGGTATTGGGCTTGTTCAGGATGAGAAAGGTATCCATGAAATCAGCCTTGTCCGCCCCGTAAAACCCAGTTTCATCCGGGTTTGCACTGGTGGGATCGATCTGAGTCATGGTGTTGGTGTTGAGGTCCACCAACCACCCGTTGGCACTCCCATCCACCAGAATGAGCGTCACCCCGTTGTCGGCCATGCTTACCGGGGTGGTGCCTCCAGGAATGCTCCCCAGCGCGGTGAACGTCCAAGTCGCATCCACCCAATAGAGGGTGTTGGTGTCCACAGCATAGAGCACGCCCGTAGAGGCTGTGTAGAGTCCGCGCATGGGGCCATTTCTGGGCATTTCATCCTCACGGGAGAGTAATGGTGCTGTAGGTGCTCATGTAGACATAGGTGTACGTTCCACCCACAGCTACACCATACATATTCAAGTACCCCGTCACAGGGTCAATCCAGAAAATCTGCTCGTTGTCATCGTAGAAGTGTAGAGCGGTGGGATCGAGGTCCTTGTATTGGTAGACCCAGCAACCCCCAGCCACACCCTGGACGAACTTCTCAAGTCCCGGATAATACACAAACGGACGAAGAGCCTGATACTTCGCGGTTGTCAGGGAAAGCCCGGTGATGGACTCCATCCCATTCATAGTCATTCCCACTACCCAAGTCCCATCCCCGACATTCTTGAGCAGCCCAGGCTTGGGCATATATGCGTCGTAAGTGGCGCCTGCAGTGTGGGTGCGGATGTTGCTGTACTCATCGGTAAAAGGAAGCACCGAGGCACCAGTACCATCCACCCAGTTCGCATTATCCACAGTATACATCGGGGTTGCAGTCGCCCCAGCGATGTTGGTCCACTGCACCAAGCCCAGTTGGATTTTCAGCATCGCCCCCAGCGGGTAAGTGGGCTGGAGGATCGCTGCCTCTGGGTTGCTATTGCTAAGCCCCTGCTGTGCCCAATCCATCTCCAGCCGATTGAGATAGATATAGAGATTGGTGTGGTTGTTCGGCCCTGGCAGGCAAAAGCCCCCCTGCGTGTTGGGGTTGCCTTCGGACTGCCCACCAGTCTGCAAGAAGAAGTTGGTGGAGAGATTGAGCGTACCAATCGGATAGTATGTCTGGTTGTTGATGAGTCCAGGAGTAGTAATCGGCTGGATTGCCCCGAATGAGTCCAGGTTATAGGTCTTGCCGATGATCTGGTCCACCGATGGGAGGACCGTGATCTCGGAATGAGTCCCAGCAACAGCAAACGCCCCGATGTAGAGTATCGGATCGCTAGTGGACTGCCCACCGGCCACCGTGACCTTGTTCAAGCGCCCGAGATACGGGCTGTTGAGCAGTCCGCTGAAATACACTCCCGCAACAAATGTCGGGCGTCCAGTGGGATTGGGTCGCAGCAAGCACCACCAGTAGTTGAAGGAGGAAGAACTCCCCTCTGGCTGGAAATGTGCCAACAAGTACTGTCCGCCGCAGATCGGCGCGACGTAGAGCACGTTCCCATAGTTAGCGGCGTAAATGGGCGGAGCACTCCATTCCGAAGCCAACCACGAGTTAATCATCGTGACCAGATCCGAGATCTGGATATTCCACAGCAGCGCCCCATCACTCGGCCTGAACCCATATGCCTGATAGCCTGGGAATGAGTTCAGCACCAAGTTTCCATACATATCAGGCTCAGACGCATGGGCATCTGGGTAGTTCCCAGTCAGATAGGTGTTCTTCCACTTGAACTGGCTGATGCACGCACCAAGCGAAACCCCACGCGAAAGCTCCACATCCGAGGTCGGGAAGAACTTCGCATGGAGGGGCTTGATCGTACCGCCAAGGTTAACCAACCCCGGAGTCGGATAATACGTATAGCTCTCCTTGGGCAAGAACCCAGTGATGACATTCGCACTCTGCTGGTCCTGCTGCTCCCCCTGCATCCGTGGCATCGCCTCAGCGTAGAGGTTGAGACACCTCTGCACCCCAGCAATAAGGCTCTGGGCCTGATAACTCCCACCTCGGAGATAAACCTTACTCACGGCAGCAAGCCTCCCAGTGGGTTATTGGTGGGGAAGTTAGCGCGCACAGTCGCATCATCGATGTTGTAGCTGCGCTGCCCAGTCCTCGGATCGTAAGTAGCGTTGCCGGTCCAAGTGATGCTCGTGCACCTCGCGTGGAGTACCGCCGTGTTGTACTGGAGCCAGTTCGTGGTGCCGCTGGTGCTGGTGGACTTATTGTTGGTGAAGGTGCAGTTGTTGCTGTCCACACAGCAGATGTCCCCACGCTCCGTTCCGGTGAGGTTCTGGTCCTGCATGTTGTTGTATGCAGTGTTATTGGTGACAGTGCAGTTCCGAGATTGAAAAATATGCACTCCTCGGCCGCCGTTGGTGTAGCAGGTATTGTTGTGGATGAGGCCCTGGTAAGGGTACGCAACTCCCTTCTGATAGGGGTTGTTGCCCTGCGACCCCAGCCAGTCATCCATAATGATGCCGTTGCCATCAGTATGCCCCGAGCCCGGAACTCCATACTCCCCGTTGTTGTAGCAGATATTGTTCTGGACGATGATGTGGTAGGTGGCAGCGAGGTCCGCCGCGGATGGAGTATACGCAGTCGCACCAGGCTCGTAGATGCTGATACCCGAGGTCTGGAAGGTGTTGTAAACTGCGTTGTTGTAGCAGATATTCCCATCCAGCGTGTACCAGTCCTTGAAGAGCGCGCCGATCCCATTGCCGCCGCAGTCATGGCACTTGTTATTGAGGGCGTTGTTGTGGTGGCCCTGGAAATAGATCCCGTTCTCAGTGGTAAGGGGAGAAGTCCGACCGGCGTTACCTCCGTCGACCTCAAACCCATCCAGCATAATGTAATTGCCAGTGACCACAATGATGGACTGCGCGCCGGTGTTCACCCGGATGACAGCACCGAAGGGCGTCGTGCTCCGGTAGACCACATACCCCGTGAGGCTGTTGGTGTTGCCGCCCGCTGTGAGCCCGTAGCCGGTGGTAAAGTACACCCCTGGCGCCACGTTGACCACGTCGCCGGCCTGGAGCTTTCCACTATTATTGGCGCCCTGGATCGTAGCCCACGGCAGAGTCTGGGTCCCAGTCCCGCTTGTATCGCTGCCGTTGGTGGCAACGTACCAGTTCCGCACAGCGGTATAATACCCAGTCCCGGCCCCATTGGGGGTAAGCGTAGCGCCAAGCTTCGAGGTCGGCGAGATCGTCGCTGCCATCCTTCCCAGCGAGTGCAGCGTACCGGCTTGGGCGCTCTTCGGAACCACAGCGGCACTGAGCTGCCGTTTCCTCCCCACAGCCACCGCCTGAGCACTCCTCGGCACAAGCGCAGCACTGGCCGGACGCTTCCGCCCGAGAGTACCCGCAACCGCACTCGTCGGGACAATGGCCCCACCATTCAGGTGCGAGTTAAGGGCTGTTGCCGCCAGGGCACTCGTCGATGCCACCGCTTCCGCCAGCGGCCGTGCCCGGTGGGAGGTGGCCGCTTGTGCACTGGTCGGAGCAATCGCCCACGTGAGGGCTCCCTTCTTGTGCATAATAGCAACTAGGTGAGACATTGGAAGGAGTCCTTCTGCAATGTGCCCAGCTGCCAGGATGTCACCAATCGCCCCAACTTGGAACGAACTCGGGCTGATGTCCTCGCTCAGTGGGCGGGAGCGCGCAAGAGTGCCACTGAGCGCACTCACCGGGTTGATGTTCTCCAGTAGGTTTTTTCCGAGCGCAGGGCTCCAAACACTCGTCATGTTGTAGTTGATGACAAGTGGACGCAAGCGCCGTAGCGTCGCGACCAGAGTACTTTTGGGTGCCCACGAGATGGAAAGGGCCGCAGGCCTCCAGCGCACCAACGCCGCGTTCACCTGCGACGTAGGCTTGAACCCCATCGACATGGCCTGAAACGGGGTGCTCAGCGGCACCAGTCCCGGTGCAGGCAAATGTATCGCCGGACTCGGTTCCCCTTGCTCCAGTGGCGTCCGCTGGAGAAACAGGTTCAAGCACCGCTGAGCGCTCGCAATGACGCTCCGTGCTTGATACGTGCCTCCTAGCAGATTGATCTTCATTCAGTCCACCATTGTAAGCGAAGGGCGCCTGCGAGAACCCATGACAACTGGCGAGCCCACTGTCGAGGTGGGGGTGATGTTCGCGCTAAGGCCCTTGAGTCGAACTTGAGCCACAGCCAAAACCGAACGCGGAGCGATCGCACACACCAAGGTCCGATTGCGCAGCTGCGCGGAAAGTATACTGGTATTCGGTCCAATGTTGATGTAGAGGCCTTTGTGTTGGCCTGCCCCCAGGAGCGAGGTTGGGGTCATCGCCACACTAAGGGCTCGGTATCTCTGCACCGTCACCGCCAGGACGCTGGTGGGAGTGGGAGTCCAGATAATCGTCCGGCCCTTGGTAATCCCATCCACAAGCGCAATGTGCGAGGCCAATGCAGCGGTCAGTGGAATGTTCCTGGAGAGACCCCCTACCAGCAAACTCGTTGGGTTAAACGCCGGTGCAAGTGCTCGGGACCTTGTTAGTGCAGCGGCTAGTACGCTCGTCGGCGCAATTGCCTCAGCAAGAACATGCGTGCCTTTGAGCGTAGCGGCCAGTGCACTCGACGGGACAATGGACTCTTGAAGCGCCCGTCCCCGAGCGATACTCGCCGCAACCACACTGGTCGGCGCAATCGCCCCGCTGACCGCTCTTGCCCCATGCAGCGCAAGCGCCAGCACACTGCTCGGTGCCAGCGTCGCCGTGAGTGCCCTCGCTACCCCGCCAGTGTCCGCCAAATACGCAGCGTTTGGCAGCAAATACTGCTGGTCTTCGTTGTTCTCAGTAACGTACGCCACACCACCTGGAGTGGGAATGGCATATTGCTTATTCCCCATGTCCCCCTCCTAGGTCAGCGTGATGAGGGGATCCACGTAAACTGTGGTCGAGGCCTTGGCTACTTTCACCTGCGCCCGCACCAACCCAGCAAGCTGTGCGGTGAAACTCACCGTCAGTTTCTGTGTGACCGGCGTCGCGGGCGAACTATCCCAACCAGCCGCCGAGCTTGTCTGGGCTGCGTGCGTGGTCAAACGAGTGGTGATAGTGTTGTTCACAAACGAAGCGATGGGAGTACTCGAACTCCCCAGATAGTCCACTTCCACCCAGATATCATCATTATTCAGCGTGCCGCTGCTAATAAACTCAATCGTGAGGGTCTTGGAACTCCCAGTGGTGGGGTTCCAGATAAACAGTGGGAAGCACTCAAACGGGTTGTTGATACTGGCGTTAGCGGTCGTCACGACCTTGTGCGAGACCTTTTGCACGCCGTCGCTGGCGCCACCAGTCCTGGTGATGGTGGTCTCAGTCGTCAGGTCGCCCTGGTAGCGATGGCGCTCATTCCGATAGCCCGTGGCTGCGCTATCACAGTTAACCACATCCAGCTTAAAGTCATCTGGAGCCGTGGGCGAACCCCCGATGATGCTCAGGGTCGCCGACAGCTTACAATTCGAGAGCGTGGCCATAAAGATGCTCGAAATACCCGCACCCAGTATCGTCTTACCCGAGGTCAGAGAACTGAAGTCAAACCCTCTAGCATCAAGCGCCCCCAGCATATTAGTGCTGGTAATCAGCGTTGTTGGGATCGTTGCACCGCTAACCGAGCCCCCAACCAGAGTTACATACGCATCCAGGATCTGGATAAAGTGACCAACTGCAGCGAACTGAAACGTCGGATTGTCCAGGACAATTTTCGAGACATTCGTCTGGCCAAAGACAATACTCATAGCTCCAGTCCCACCCAGGACGAAGGAGCAGTTTTTCATGTAGTACGAGTTGGCAGAGCCAGACCCAACGTTCAAGTTCCCATTTGCGTCCGATCCGGTTCCTCTCGTAAACGTAAACCCTTGCCAAAACCCTCCACCAGCAACCCCAAGCGCCACGATGCCGCTGCTCGTAACATTCGCAGCCGCACCATTGGTGATGTCTCCCGCAGCAGGCGGGATGCTCCCGGTGGTTCGGTTGACCGAGAAGAAGCTGGAAAGCACCCCAGGGCTCGTGAGCGTGAGGCTACCAGTGGTGGTCTGCGTGTGGTCGCTGGAGACAAAGCCTCGGTCTCCGTTCGCCATCCACGAGCACATGTTTTGGATGAGCGCGTGAGGAGCGGTCCAAGTGTTGGTCACGCCCCCATTCTGCTGCTGCCCGGAGTTACCCGTGCACTCAGTCCAGGTCACGCCCGAGTCCGTGGTCGTCCCAGCTTTGGTCAGCGTCCAGGTCGGCTCGGTGCCCCCACTAACTCCAGTCGTAATCGCGCTTACACGAAAGCACCGCTCGTTCCCAACAGTGGGCGTAGCCAGCTGGCGCACGATCGCACCAACCGCATAGGTATGGCTCGCCGCCCATTGCGCAACCGCCGTATACGCAACACTTGAGCAGTACCAGTCCGCCATTTACTGGCCTCGCTGAGTTAGGCCGCTGAGAAGGAGTGTGGATTGAGCGTTGAGGGTGTTGCGGAGGGCAGTCAGCTCGCTCGAAGGCGAGGCATAGCCGAACGCCAGGGCCAAGTCCGCATCCGCAAGTGCCGACAGATACTCGCCCAGCAAGACCGCCGTCAGTGCCGTCGCCCCAGCATACGTTGTGCGAACCTCCGCGTTCACCGCCGCCTGGGTCGTGTACTGCAGCGTCACCACTGGAGGATAAACCGTGGAGATCTGCCCGATGTTTGCCTGGAGTTCCGCAGCCGGAAGGCTCTGCTCCAGCGCTGCAGCATTTGCTGCCAATATCGCGTTGTAGTCCGCCCCGCTGTCAGCCAAATACGTGACCGAATGCACCACCCCAACCAAGTCAGTGTGATGTTCAGTCACGTATTTCCGGCCGTCAACCTGCGTGCCGCCCACATCAGCGATGGTGGAGGAGACTATGATCCCAGTCATGGCCAGTCTCCCTCCCCACCACCTATTAGGTCAGCGTGATGGTGAGAGCGCCGATGGCGATCGTGGCAGTGTCACCGACCGAATACGCCACGCTGCTGGCAACCGTGCCCTGAGCCAGACACGTGCCGGTGGTGAGGCTGTCCCAGATCGTGATGTCCGTGACCGTGCCCCAGTTGCTGGTGGTATCCGGACCGAACGACAGCGCACCGGAGTTGCTCGCCACATTACCGCTGACGGTGAACGTGACCGCCTGCCGAGCATACCCGTTGCCGCTGATCTCATTCGAGGCACCCGCACCACCGTTCGCGCCGGTGTGCAGAGCCACATACCAAGTGGTCGGGCGCGTCGGGCTGGAAGTGGTGAAAATCCAGTTCAGCACCCGGTTTTCCGCAGTCGCAGTGAAAGTCCCAGCCATAGTTAACTCCCTTAGGAAGTACGCAACCCGAGCAAGGTCACGTAAGCGTTAGTCGGAGCGCCGACCACGGTGTCGATTACCAGGGTGATAACCGCCCCAGTGCTAACGTTCGTGAAGGGTCCAGCACTGGGATAGAGCTGGGCTGCAGCGTTGCCGGTGATCGGGACCGAGGACAGCCCACCCACCAACTGCCCGTTGATGAGGATGCTGGCGTTGAAGCTACCGCCCGCGTCACCCCCATAGATCTCAGCACCCGTGACGGTGAACTGGTATGGGGCACTGCCCAGCAGCGTGTAGGTCCCCGACGTAACCAGCGCACCACCGGCCCAGTTCTCCGTAATGGCCACTCCCGCAGGGCTCGTGCCACCTCCGAAGAGGCCCTGACCGAAAGAGCCCTTGCCCACACCCGGCAGACCGGGGGGCATCTGGAGGCGTGCCAACTGCAGGTCCGCGCCTCGGATCACGTTCAGGGCGTCCGTACAGAGCGCGTTCAGTTCCGGGTCTGGGGGAAGCTGATAGCTGACTCGCAACCTCCGTGCGAGGTTGAAGTAGAGCGCAGCGTAGTATTCCTCCGGCAGCGAAATCACATCGTTGGCCGTGGCGAACTGCTGCAGCGCATCCTTCACCGCAAGGTGGATCTCGAACTGCCCAGACCCCGGCGTAGGGGTGAACCACAAGGTCCCCAGGGGGTAGCCCGGATCGTAAAACACCGTCTGTGGGAAGGAGTTATACTGCTTGAGCACGATGTTATTATAGGTCTCGCGAGCATCAATAATCTCCAGCCCATAGTCCGCCCGGAGTTGAATGCTCGTAACCAGCTGTCGCACAAAGGCACTTTCCAGCCGGTCAGGACGAAAGGGGATGTTGAAATCCCCTCCCGGCCCGATCGTGTACGAGGTATTGCCATTTGCCGTAAGCGCAAGGTCCACCAGATGATACACCAACCACCGCTTACGCCGCCACTGGGAGAGCATCCAGTTCAGCTGCGTCAGCGCATCGTTGGTGTCATCCGGGAGTGCCGTTTGGCCGACGCCCAGCACACCAGCCGTCTTGAGCGCCATTGTGATGATATCGCCGGCCACTGGCATTTGTCATTACCCCTTGCGAGCAACTGCGACCGCAGGCGGAACCCCACCCCCAGCCGAGACCTTGCCGAGTTCTGCAGCCACCGTAGCCACTGCCGCCGCTGCCGGCTCTTCCAGCACGGTATGGGCTGCCAGCCACGCGGTCTCCTCGTCCAGGTTTTGCACGATGGCAGACTCTCCACCCGCAGTCACCATCTTCGGATATTCCCGATACTCGTAGTCCGGGAACTCCATGTGCGAGTAAATGTTGTTGGACTTGACTCTGGACTCGGAAGCCATCTTTCACTCCGGGGTTAGTGAGTGTACCAATTGCCAGGGCCGGTACACACGAAAGCCACCATCGTTCCAGCTGCCACAGCAAAGGCAGCATTCGCGCTGAGGGCGTTGATCTTGTCGCCAGTGGCAGGGAAAACGTTCATGGAGGCAGCGGAAGCATTCGCCACCCTCAATGTGCTCCCAATGAAACTCCCAGCGGACGCCGGGAGCACCGCACTATCCGCAGCCGTACCAACCGTGGTAAACCTGCTGATGTCCTTGGTGATGGGAGTGGCGCCAGCTTGGCCACCACCCGCAAGCGCCGTCATACCGTCCTGCACAACCGGCGCAAGATCGGACGCCTGCATCAAGCGATATCCGGGGATCGAGGGACCGGGCATTTTGAAATCTCCTCTGATTGGCGCAACGCAAAAGCGCCAGGGGGCATTTGCCCCCTGGTCTCAGCCTTACGGAACCGTGTCGGGAACCACCACCGCCCACTCCGGACGGACATAGAGGTAGCCGTAGAGGATATCCATACGAGTGATGAACTCGTCCGTCAGCACCGCGTACGCAGTGACCATACGCATCGACAGCCCGTCGAACGCCTCACGCGCGGCCTCATGCACCCCACGAGGCAGCTCCAGGTCCGCCGTCGCCATCGTGATGGCCTCGGGGACAAACGCGAAGTTCTTACGGTAGGTGCCGGTCGCCACCAGGGAGATAGCCGCGCTGTTCGCAGGCAGGGCCGCCACCGTCTGGTACTGCACCGGATTGCCGGCGCTCGGCCCGATGATCGCGGGGTAGAGCGAGACGCTCGTCGCCGCATTCGCCGCAGCCGCCGTGACCACGAACTGGGCCAGGGCGCCAGTGTCGGTCTTGGTGATGCGGTTCACCGCGTTGACACCAGCAATCGTGATGATGTCACCCACGACCAGCGTGCCAGTGATGGCGTTCGTGGTCAGCGTCAGGCCAGTCTGGTTCGCACCATTGACCGTGCCGGCCGAGAACGTGCCGCTGACATGCACCAGCGCCGTCTGATCCGTCATCCACTCCAACCCAAGCGCGGTCTTCATGATGCCGGTTTCGTACTGCTTGCTGATCGCAGGCGCCGGATTGAACAAGCCCGACAGGCTCGCGATCACCTTCGCCTCGGTGAACGGCGAGTTGACGACCTTGCGCTCGGTCATCGGAGCCGACATGTTGGTCAGCACCGCACCAGCCGTCAGGTAGGTGGTCGCGTTGGGCACGCCCACCGTCTGCGAGGTGATGTTGCCCGCCATGTTGCTGACGCCGCCCTCACAGCCGCTCATGATGTCGGCCGCGACGTTGCCCGCGAGGTTGTTGACCGCCGGCCGCAGGATGCGCTTCGAGTAGTCGTCGAGTTGCATCGCTCGCTCAAGCGAGCTGAACTGCACGTCCACGCCCTTCTGGGTAGCCAGGGTCAGCGTGGTGTTCTTTTCCGTGGTGTCCTGCGGCGAGGCGGTCGCACCCGTACGGACCGTGAAGTCGTTCGGCAGGCGGATGCGCAGTGCCGTGCCGATCTTCGCGCCGCTCCGAGCAAACGAGTCGTCATACTGACGGTCGATGCTCATCATGAAGGCGTTGGAGTTCTTCCAGAGGCGGATCGCCTCTCGAGTAATCATGTTGATAGTGAGTATGGTGTTGGCCATAGTCCGACTCCCAATAGGCGCTCAGTGGCGCTCGGTGGTTTGAGTCGGACGGGACTCGGTACTCTTGGCGTCCTAGGCACTGGGTTTAGGCCACCCGGCAGGCCAACACGAGCTTAAGGGGCTCGGACCCTGTAGGCACGCGGAGCGGGCGCTAGGCCCGCTGCCTCTTCTCAAGTTCCTGTTCCCGCCAAGCCATCCACTCCTTCACAGTCATCTGTTCCGGAGTCTTCTCCACCACACTCCCGCTGGAGGTGAGGGGCTTGATCGGCGCAGGCGCGGCAGAGGTCTTCGGGGTGGCGGTGAGCTTCGCGCTCAGCTTCGCCAGGGCCACTGCCTGCCGGGTAGGGGAAAGGCCCAAGATCCGGCTCGCCTCGTCCATGTCCTGGGTCAGTTCGTAGAGGATCTGGTGGGGGTTGCCGGCCTCAATCGCGGCCTCGATGAACTGGGGCGTCAGTCCGCCCAGGTTCTGGTAGGAGCGCAGCGCGACATCGAAGTCCGCATACTGCGCTTTGCCCTTGTCGTAGATGTCGTTGCAGTTCTTGTCGAATTCCCGCTGGGAGGCCAGCGCAGCAGCGCGCTGCTCAACCGTCAGGTCCTCAACCGGCTTCGCCGTGCCCGGGGCCTTCGGAGCCTCACCCTTGGCGATCGCCTCAAGCGCCTCCTTGTGCTCCTTCACCTGCTGCTCAAGCGCCGCCGCTGCGCGGCGTGCCTCATGCTTTTCGCGAGTGAGTTCGTCGATCCGCTTCTGAAACCAAGGCACCTGTGCAGGCTTCTTGGGCTCGGGCTCCACCGCCTTAGTCTCAACCGCAGGGGTCTCGACTTGTGCCTCAACCGCGGGGGTCTCGACACTCGGCTCTTCTGGGGTTGGTGTTCCACCATCCTCGGTCTGGCTCTGGGGCGTGGGGGTGCCCTCGGCTTCCGGTGCAAGGCTGGTTGAAAGACTGGTGTCTGCCACGTTGGATCTCCACGAGGGCGCTTGAGGGGAAGGGTACAACCGACGGCGAGGTGGGTCCAGCCCACTTGCGCCCGACTCGGGTGGTTTGTGGGTCTAGTTCACGGTCTGAGGTACGTTTAGTTTAATGCGCTTGCGGTTGTATCGTAGCTCGTTGTCCTTGATGAGGGCCTCGGCCACCTTTTGCTTTTCACCCTCCGGGAGGAGCGAGCCTTCGCCCAGCGACTTGGCCAGGGCCATCCGGGCCTCCTCGATCAGCCTAGGCCAAGTGTTGGCCACAAACCTGCCAACGTTCCGGTTGGCCCTATACCAGTGGTCGTCCATGGCCAGATTATCATAGATCTCATGGGCCATCGCGATAGCGACCTCCTTGAGCATGGGATGGCAGACTGTTCCCATCATTGGCCTCCTATGGGTTTACGAGGGGGATAGTGGAAAATCTGGTTGCCGCTCTGGCCTTCGGTCGGCAGGGAGGAGGTGTCGCCGGTGCGGAGGCGAGCCTGGACGTTCCGGGACTCCACCTCGCCGCTCAGCTGCCGGTAGTTCCGGCTAGCGCCACCTGCAAGCTCATTCAGCCGTTGAGTCTCGGCCTGGAGGGTCTGGAAATCCTGCAGCAGTCCAGGGGTTTTAGCAGCTTGCTTATAGGCCATCTCCTCATGTGGGTATAGCTGCACCCCCATGGCCTGCTTGTCTAGAGCATTTTGCAGTGTGAAAGGGTTGACCGGGCCGAGTTTGTCCGTGACCGTCTTCCAGGCCTGCCGAGCGGCAGTTTGCTGCTGCTGGAAGTCCGTGGGGAGGAACATCGAGGGGTTTCCACCCGCTGCAAAGCCCTCAGCGCCCTGGATTTTGTGCTGGATTTCGTGCATCAGCGTCGACATGACCTCATCCGGAGGTCCAGAAGTCAGCCCGATGCTGCCGTCAGTGTAAACCGCCCCGTTTAGCCCGTCGAAACGAGAAAATGGCCCAGTATTTCGTACTACCGTGTCCTTGAGCCCCGGGTACGCCTTGAAAAGCTCCGGATGGTCCAGAATATCACCCAGAGTCCGGGTTTGTGTGAACGGGATGTGGAACTCCTGCGAGGTCGTACTAGCCCCCTCAGGGGCCTCTCTGGCCTCCGCAACGCTCATGACCTTGGTTTTCATCGGCGCAGCATCGGTCCACTTCGCCCCAGTGTCTGGGATCTCGTTTTTCCACATATTATCAGTGCCGCGATACCACCCAGTTTGCTGCCAGATCTCCTCTGGCGACGCGCCAGCCCCTGCCTCCATCTTTTGCGCGGTTTTGAGCGCAGCGCGATCGGCAGTCCCGGAGCCCCAGCCACCAAAAACCCGTGCGGTAGCGGCATCTGCCGGCCCTGCAGCACCACCCGCTCCCAGTGCAATCAGCGCATTGGTGGCGTCGGGAGTGACCTGTCCGGTTCTCGGACCGTCCAACAGGTCCACTACCCCACTCCCAATCGAGCGTGCCCAGTCCGGTATCCCAGGCCCGACGTTGGTCATGGTGCCATTGGGGCCAGCTTGACCCCGAATAGGCAAAACCGAGCCATAGGTGTACCCTGGGGTGGGTGCCAACACCCCTCTCAGCGAGTTGATAAAGTCATCCTGCGGGGCTTGTGGTGTGGCTGCAGCCAGCAACTCGTTGTCATCCGCCATCACATACCCCCAAGTTTACCATCCGGCCCGATCCCCGGAGGCGGGGCAACACCCAAGTGCTGCTGAGTGGTGGCACCTGGAGGAGCCGTGGGGGTGAGTGTCAAGCCAGGCGGGGCCGAAGGCGCCCCGCCTGAGGAGTTCTGAGCTTCGTCTGGAGCATTTTCTCGCTGAATACTCGCCAAGTGGGTCTGGAGGGAGTCGCCCACGAGCTGGTGGATAATGGTGGCAAGGCCCTGCTGGTCCATCGGCAGGGTTTTGGCCAGGGCTGCCATGCGCTTGGTCTCG